ATCTGGTTACGCGCCATCCGCAACCGGTCGGCGTCTTGGCGCGACACGAGAAGCTTAGCGGGCACGTTAAGCCGTTCGGCAAGGTCTTCGATAAAAGCGTCTGCGTCAATTCGATCAAGGATCTCCGGCTTGGCCGAAGCGACAGCAGACGCAGTAGCAAGGAACCGGTCGATAGTGCGAGCGCCAACTGCACGTTGAGTTTGCGCAAGCATCGACACAAACTGAATGTCGACGGAAGACCCTGAAAGCTCGTTAGGGATGGGAGGCAGTTGCCCAGCTTCTAGCAGATACTGGAACGTCAACGTGACAAGAGGGTCGAGAAGCTCGTTGTGCAGGCGCTCAAGAGCCGGGCCGAGCATGAGCAGCTTTTCTTCATGGCGCTCCGCAACTTCAGTTGCGGTCATGTTCTTGTCCGTCTGCGCGATCATCAGGAACATGTCGGCAAACCACGCCGCGTTAATGCGCGTACGGACATCCTGAATGTCCATCAGCAAAGGCTGAAGCTGTTGGCCAGGTTGCCACAAAGGACCCGCGCGATTGCTTCCCGAAGCGTCAGAGTAGTTCTTGCCGCCAGGCGCAAGATCTACCTCTTGGTTCTTCATGTCGGACGGCAACAGCATGGCCGGATCAGACGAAAAGTCGATCAACTGACTCTTACGATACTGCTCTTGCTGTAGCTGGATGACATCGCCCAAGGCGGTCATACCAGGTCCGCTTCCGTAGTCATCTTGAGGAAGCACCGACCAGCGCGGAACTACGCAGGGGAAACGGCGGAAACCCGACTCGCGCAAAACGTCGCGAACCCCGTCCGTAGACTCGCCGCGTTCCCAATAGACCGAACGCCAAGGCATATGCTTGGCGTCGTCAAACTTAGGATCTCGATCTGTTCTAGGCTCAATGGCGTGGACAACCGTGATGCCTTCATCAAGGTTGCCTTCGCGAAACAAGCTCTTCACTCGGTCGCTGCACTTCTCAAGCCCAAACTCGCGAACGATTTGAGACACCGACATCTCAAACTCACGGTAGAGCGTGGCTACGCGGCCCTTAGGATCCGAGGCAATCCGGTATTGCCCTGCGGTTAGCACTCGAATGAAGATGCCGTTCTCTGGGTCAGGTTCTACGATAGCCGCAGCCGTCCCGTAGAGGGGGCATTCGGTATACAGTTGCTGAAGGCTTCTGTATGTGTTGGAGCGCGAGAACGTCTGCAAGATGATCTCAGTGACTTCGTCAAGCCACAGACGAACCTCATGCTTCTTCATCAAACTCCGGTTACGAGTAGCCAGAGTAAACCAGGGACGCGCGGGGGAACTGGCACCGGCAGTCAAGCCAGCGGACAGGATGCGAACTGCTCGCTCAGGGGTGTTGTCAAGGATGTCGTCGTTACGCACCCACCCTTCGTTACGATTCTCTACCCAGAACCGCCCGGTCCATGGCAGATAATGGCGACTGATAAGTTGATGCTGAGTGCGCCACGAAGAGTAGATAGAGTCGAGGCGACTCCATCGTTCTTGCATACGCTCCAGAAGGGTCTTCCCCCGCGCAGTACCCATGTCAGTAACCCTTTGGCTTTTTCGGCTTAGGCTTCTTGGGCATCGTTATTCTCCTAGAAGAGCGTTTACACCAAGCCTCAGCGCCTGAGGGTCCACACCACCAGGCCCGCTAAGGCGACTACGATTCATCGTTCCTACCGCGTTCTCTTCCGCTTCAAGGAGTGCCGTAGGATCAGGAGCCTCCGCTTGCACAGCACGCATCTCTTCCCCTTGCTTGCGCTTCTCTGCGGTTCGGTATTGTTGGGCACGAGCTTCTTGCTCTTGGGCTTGTCGGCGACCCTTCCTCGCATGCTTAGATTGTTGCACACTAGACGCCGCAGCAGTGCCCGCTCCAACGAGAGACGAAATCAAAATCGCGGAGCCAACGTCAAGACCCATCATTAGACTAACTCCTCATACGTGTGTTCAAGCAACAGAAACTGCTCTTTGCGGTCCAAGTATCGCTGGAACGAAGAGCCGTTAGGCGCTCTCCAAAGAATAGAATCTATACCTAGCTTCCGGCAGTCCTCTTGCAGCAAATGCATCAGTTCGGTGACGACGCGCAAGTTACGGAATCTAGGGTCAACGTAGATTACATAGACATCGACTACGTGCCAGTCTGCGTAATGCAACGCGCCTGCCGAATACCCGGCAGACAAATAGCCTACAAGTCTGTCGTCTTGCCAAACGCCGTAGGTGAAAGTATGACCCTTCTCCTCCAGCATCGACAGAAGGTCCCACTGCACATCCAGCTTGCGCACATCGGGCCGAGGCTCTACCTCGACGTAGTTCGCACGCATTAGGGCTTCCCCACCGTTAGCACGAAACTCGGCAACGGTGATAGGCCTAAAGTCTAGATGCGCAGTAACGACAACCACGGCGGAAGTCTAAACGCACTAGACTTTCGTCATGGCCCCCTAGCTGCGCCGCTCTCGCCAACTTCTTGCGGGGTGGTAGGTCGACTTACCCCGCGCCTTGGCTCGATTAGCTACAGGAGGGGCGTAGGGGTGCCTAGGATCGTATTCCGACAGCGCCGAAATCGGAGCTACGGGGGACGCAAAAGTAAGCGCCAAAGCATCGGCGATGTCCGGGCTTCCTGCCTCAGGAAGTCGCTCGCGGATAGCGTCTTTGCTTTCCAGCTTGTAGCGGCCTCGCGCATCGAACTGATACACGGGGGTGGCTAGCTCCTGCTTAAGCATCAAGTCATCTGGAATAGCTCCCCCCGCGTTCAACCAATCGCGGATCCCAAACCACATCTCCGTCCGCTTGTTGATGTAAAGCTGCTCCTTCGTCGACTTGCCTCCGAAAGGCACTTCGATGATCTGATACTGAAGCTGCCGGAGTCGATCAATTACGCCTGCATCCGCTGCGTCGATGAACACGGCGTGAGGCTTGTGCTCCTCGATCTCCTGAGACACACGCGCAGCTAGCTGCATGTTGTCTAAGTTCCGCAAGATGACGGGCGGGAACATCTGAAGTCCCTGCCGACGCACGATTACAGAACGGTCGTTGCCAAACCGTGCCCCATCGACCCCCAACACGACGGGAGACGCGGACAAATCGGAGGGGCGGTAGAAGCGTTTCGTCGCCAGGTGAACGTCGTTCAACGAGATCAACTGGTCGTCACCTTGCGCAGTGAAATCGCACAACATCTCGCGAGCAAACGCTTGCTCAGACATGGAACTGCGCATGTCTGCGACTTCACGCTCAGACAAAGCTTCTGTTTCGTGGCATGTCCACAAGCCGACAAACCAATCGGTGTTGCCATCTTCCTGAAGCTTCAGGCCGGAGTGGTAGATCTGAGAGAACAGATCGACTCGCTTAACCGTCCCGATGAACAGAGCCCCGCCTTCACGGTCGGCCAGCGCAGGACGAATAATCTCAAACCAGACTTCAGGCTTCATCTGCGCGACTTCGTCAAGCACCGCGAAGTCCAAACGAAGACCGCGAAGCGCGTCCGGGTTGTCGGCACCGAAAAGCCGAATCGTCGCTCCGTTGTGATTAAACGTCAGCGAGAGTTCAGACTCGTTTACTTGCAGATGCTTGCACTCAATAAAAGGTCTGACGATCTGCTTTAGCCGCGCCCACGCCACGGCCTTGGCTTGCTTCAATTGAGGCGCAAGATAAACGAACAGCCCTAGGTCTTTCGTAAAACGAAGCGCCCTGTCTAGCAGTTCCATCAACGCCAGTTCAGTCTTACCGGCTCGTCGGTGCAGGACCAGCACGTTGAACCGGCGCATAGACTGGTGGCTAATCCGCTGCCAATCGCGAGGCTCGTAGGGAATGGCTACGCGGCGCATAACTAGTCGACAGCTACGTGAATCGTAATATGCACCAAAGGCGGATTGCCTCGCACATAAGTTCCATCATCTCGACGCTCATACACATGCCCGTCAGTAGCTTTGACTGCCGGAGGTTCGCCCTCTACCAGGCCAGTTCCGATCAAAGCGCCGCTGTGCGAGTAAAACTGAATCGTCTTCATAGCTAAGCCTACAAAACATCATGAAGGTTAGGGGGGTCAGAAGGACGCACTTCCGCGTCTTTGATCTCTTCTGAGTCTACAGACAACTTGCGAGGTACGTTGGTCTCTACGATCAACGGAACCGCGCCGCTGTGTTTAGTCGTGAGCTTCGGTTGGAGCTCATCCAGCAACTTCTCCGCAAGCCATTTGCGAGTGTCGATTCGGATCTTAAGCGCCGCTAGTTCATCGCGGGTCATGCCAGGCCCGCTATCCGCAAGACGCAGCAACGAATCTACTTCGTGGGCAACGTAGTCGATACGCGCAAGACGATAAGCTTCGCGCAAGTCATCGTTCTTGCGCAACGCACGACGGAATTGAACTGCACCAAACCCTGGGTGTACTGCACGGCAAGCGTCGTCGATAGAAACGCCTTCTGAGAGCTTCTTGATGGCCGCCATAGCTGCCGCCTCTAAGCGCATTCGGCTCGGAGTGGGTTTACCGCTCAAAAGAAGACTCCTCTGACGGACGGGCAAAAGGCCGACGCTCGTATCGCAACAGATGCCGCACAGTATGCCAAGACGCGCCAAACTTCTCCGCGATCTGACGCATCGTCATGTGGCGGATCTCGTAGTCATCCCGCATCTCTTGCACTTGAGCATCCGTAAGCCAAGCTTTGGGGTGTCGCTCCCCTCTAGCACGCCTAGGCGTACTCTCATTTGAGTTCACGCTAGATCCTCTTGGTGCAGTTCGACAACTCGGATCTTCCATAGCTTTCGCTTGCCCTCTTGACGCTTGCCCCAGCCATGCACTTCGAACTTACCCCCGCACGCCAACCACACGCGAAGACGAGGCTCGGATTTCGCTTTGGCTACGCGAGCAGATACGTTGCTAGCACTGGTAACTTGCACCCCAACAATCTGACCGTCACGTAACTCAACCAGGTCGATGACGCCGAATAGATCGTGCCTAGTGCGACTGTAAGGGTTCCAACGCTCAACTACCTGAACAACGGAGCCATAATCCCGCGCTCGCTTAAGGCTGCGCTGAGTAGGACTCATGCGGGATCGGCCTTGAACGGCGTCCGTAGATACGGAGGCAAAGACTCCTGTTCTACGCAATGCGCTAAGTAAGCGTCGACTTCTTTGTGCGCTTTCGCGACTTCAAAAGTGCGGCGGTGCTCTCTCTGGGCTCTCGCAAAACACTCCGCACACAAAGCAGTTCCTCCCACCGCGTCACGATCCGGGTGGTGAGCACAAAAAGGAAAAGACTGCGCTTTAGCTCTAGGCATCGTTCAGCCACCACAGGAGAAAAATTGTCAGCCACAAAGGGGCAGCAAGAAGCAACGTCCACAACATGCCGCGCCAAACATCAAAATCGTCGCCGGAGAAGTCTTTAGTCATTCGAGGGGACTCCATGGCGGCGAATACGCTGAATCCGGGCGAACAAGATCGAAGCCCAGCCTACAACGTCTAGAAGCTCCTCTTCGATCTCCTTCAACAACGCATCAGGCTCGCGGGAAAAAGACCGGTCCCCATACTCCACCTTGCCCGCGTCTAGTCGAGCACGCACCATATAGAGGAAACGCGCTACCTCCTGCTGATCTTTGTCGTCCGT